TTGTCCAAAACTTTGAATTAAAAACTTTTCAAGTCCTTCTAATCTCGCTCTTAATTCAGGAAACGAAAGTTCTGGTAATGTTGGTGAAATTAATTGGTCAGCTTTATATCTAGCATAAACTTCTTTAATTTTTTGATAACCTCTTGTTGTTCTTACATTTGACGTAACGGTTGTTGCGTTTTGTTGACCACCACTATTACCAATTACAACAGAATTTTGTGCCGCGTTTAAAGCTCCCGTTTGTGGTGCTGTCGCATTTATTTTAAAATCAGATGTGTACATAAATGGAACCGCAAATAATGCACCCACTTGTGTTTCGGCTAATACCGTATATTTGTAAGAATAAAAATTAAGATTAATTCTATAATTCCCAGTACTACCATCAAAAGCCGCTGAAAATTTTGTAAGAATTAATTGATATCTAATCGCTTTACCGTAATAACCTTTTAATGTTAAATAAAATGTTGGGTATGGTAAGTTAAAAAACGCAGCATATTCAGAATTTTCACCTTTTTCAAATAACGCTCTTCCTTGTGTATCAATCAATGTCATTTCAACACTTGGTGTTGCACTTCTATTATTTTTAACTCTAATAGATTCAATACCTAATAATCCAGTATCTTGTGAATTTATGGTATTTTGTTTAAGATAAAACTCATCAGTTTTATTTTGTTGGCTAACATTCGTAATGTTTGGTTGGTTAGTTCCTTTTCCAGTACTTGTATTTAAACCCGTAATTTCATCAAGATAAGCATTTGTAAGTAATGTTTTACCGCCAGGTCTTAAAAAGTTCATAGCGGCAATTGGTACATTTTGAATCGCATCCGTTAATGGTGCTCCGACAGCAAGTTTTGTTCTTGGAAAAACATTTGTGGCTTCCAAGTTTGCATACATAACTAAATTTTCATGATGAATTTGTCTTTCTCGGGCAACACCATTTAAATCAACGGTCTTGTTTGGGTCAACTAAAAAAACATTTTGATAATCAAAGTCTACGAATATGTTATCACCACCATTTATATTGTTATCTGCCATAATAGAAGAAATAGTTTTCTATACCATTTTTATAATCTTGTAATGAAGATATAAGTGGATATGGTATAGTCAATAAAGAATTGTTAGGTATATTCCATTCTAATCCACCATACTCAGGATTGGCTTGTAAAATTAACCACCCAAAAAATGGTGTTCCATAAAATTGTTGTGATACCTTATCTAATCTACTGAATCCAGTTCTATAGATATATCTTTGGTCCGAAGTCTTACTTGGTAATGGCACAAATGGAACTACGGTTTGTTCACCATTGATAAAAAATTGTTGGTATCGGTTATAATATGCGTCCATTAGTTAAATTTTCGTTTAAAGTTGTATGGGTTAAACTTACCACTATTATTCTTATTAGAATAGATAGTTTGAAGTGTCTTTTTATTACTTTCAGGTGCGGTTAAATCTTCAGCAAATACGGTAATCCTTTTTTGTGTTGACCCAAATGGTGGTGTATATTTAATATAGTTTTTAGCAACATCTCCTGTTTTATAAAATGCTAATAAATCAGTACCAGATTTGTTAGCGTACGTCCAATGGTATCTTAATGAAATACCACTAGTGTCATAATAAAATAAAACTGCGTTTGTGGTCGCTTGGTCTAATCCCTCAACCAAGGCTTTTAAGAAACCATCTTTTAAATCTTTCTGTAATAAAGCTCTACTCATTAAAGTATATTCACGTATTTTATATTGGTTAGGAGTATCATACTCAAAATAATCAAATCCTTCTGTTGGTAATGTCCATGTTCCCGGCACTTTTGGTTTATAACCATCGGTATTATATAATTGAGCATCTGTCAAACCTGATAAGAAAGTATTATTACTATTACCTATTGTAATATAGTCATTTCTTAAAGATGTTAAACTATCAATTGTAGTTCCACTAACATCTTCAGGTGTTCCACTTATAGAATATAAAATTGCAATATTTTTTTGGTTTAATTTACCATCATATCCTGTTGTAGTTCCTGACGCAACAAAGTTTAATCTATCAATATTAAACACATAACTTTGTTGTAATCCAACTAATGTTGATACTGGTTCAGTTAAAGAATTTAAAAATGTTGTTTGATATGTTTTAACATAATTTGAGTAATTCTTTTTAAACAATCTTTTTTGAGCATTTGTTATAATTGGGTTTGAAAATTCATAACTTGAGAAAATTGTTAAATCTCCACCATCAATGTCTTTTAATAATTCTTTAAATGCATCATCAACATATGTTTGTGTTTTGGCTGGTTTACCATATAAATTTACAGTTAAATCAGTAGATGAATTAAAACTACCTGTATTATATGTTTGATTGTTACTACCATAATTTAACATAGATAACACACCATAGTTATAGTTTGTTAAAACACTATCAAACATATTTAAAACACCATTATAATATGATTGAGTTTGTTCAACCACTTTATTCATAAATGGTGCATATGTTAAAGTACCTGTTTGTCCACTTGCCGTTGTACCTGTTGCTGTAAACACACCAATTGTATTACCACCATCTGTAGATATTTGAGTATCAACATTGGCTACACCCACAACAGGTTGTTGTGCTCTAATAGCACTAATAATTTCTTTATCAAGTCTACTTGTGTCTTCAGTCGCTTCGGCTCTTTCATCATACATTTCAGTATTCGCATAGTAATTGAATGACAATGCGTTCTGTAATGTATCAACAGGATTTGCAAGTCCTGAACCACCAACAAAGTTGAATCCCATATTAACTTCAACAATCATTGGTTGGAAACCAATACCTTCAGGATTAAAATCAAATGTTTGATATGTAAAACCTAAACTTGTTGGGATTATCTTTGTATTATAGAAATCACCAACACGTAAAACCAATACTGGTGGTGCCCCAAATGATGTGTTTAAAGCATCATTATATAATTTATCACCATTGGGTCCAATTGTTGGAATTGTTTCACCAGGTCTCATACATTGTTGTAAGAAAGTTAAACGTGAGTTTAATCCTTCAGGTGTTGTTGAGTGGAACGCTGGTTGGAAATATTTAATTTTTTCTTTTATTGAATCATAAATGAATGGATTTTCAGCCTTTAACACTTCAAAATAATCACACTCATTTAAAAGATATCTTAATAATTTTTTAGATGCACCTTTAAATAAAATTTCATCAGGTTGTGGTGAAACAACATTTGTTTGTGCAGGTTTTTTTGGTTCTTGATTATTTCCTGTAGCAGCAATTACTTCTTGTGATGCATTATTGTTCGGTGCTGGTTGTGGTGCTGGTGCTTGAACAACAATATTTGAGATAATAACCGCCCTACAAGCCATGGCATTTGTTGAATAAATTTTATTGTTTCCCGTTAAATCTTTATTACAATCCACAGAACCAAATGCACTTGAGTTCCCTTTTGGGTTTGCAATTACAATGTTTTCACCAACAGGTAATCCGTTTAACACCAATGAATTACCAATAAATTCATTAACCGATTTTCCGCCAGCAAATGTGTATGTTTTAAAGAAATTCTCAACAGAACTTATTCTTCTTTGAGATAGTTTATTATTATATTGTTCAGTGTTTGGTGATGAAGCACTCCCTCTTAAAGTAAGAATAATTTTTTCAGCTTGTTTTTGACTCAATAAATCATAAATCTTTTCAACCAAAGTTTTCATTTGGGTATAATTTTCATCAACAATATTTGTAAAGAAAGTTGATACCGTTGCCGCACTTACAGCGTTTTGACTATATTTTGTTTTATTAGCCGATGATGTATAAACATCATATGTTGTTTGATATGGTGTTTCAGTTGTTGTGTTAGGATTTCCTTTTGGAATATCATTATCAAAATAAAATCCATATTCAATATAACTTGATAAGGCTTGTTCCGCAGTTGCTTGGGTTTGATTACCCCCAGTTTGTTGTCCTGTACCTGTCTCTGTTGAAGTGTTTTTAAATACACTTTCAATGTTTTCATTTGTTGCTTGTGGATTATTTGCAACTTCTTGCCAAGCTTGTAATTCTGACAATGGAATTGTATTGTATATCTTTGCAAGTTCATACAAATCATACTTTTTACATCCCGCAAAGAATGAATTAACAACAGAATCTACTTTTTGTCTATCACCTTCATTGGCTAACACCTTATTAACAATAACATTTAAAATTGACGGATGGTCAACAACCATCTTCCATTTCAATGTACCACTACGAGAAGTGTTTTTATAAGTATATACGGGTTCGGGTCTACCTAAGAATGTAGTTTCATTAAATGACGGTCTTGTATCCTCAGTAAATGATAAATCATATGGAGGGAACCACATAATTCTACCACCATTTGGTCCTTGTTCACAAACAGGTAAATCACTAACTCTATAACCAGGTCTATGTCCTGTTCTCCAAGCCAAGTTCTCAACTGAGAACATATATTTTTTTACCTTACCATTAACAATACTATCACCACCTTTTTCAGGTGCAATGTTTAAGTTAAATGTTGAATCAACAATAGAGTATGAAAACTTACGAATATTTCCTTCTTTTTTCTGTAAACTATTAAAGGTGTAATATGGTGTATCTTTTGTAAAAACACGACAATATTCAATACCAACATTGGCTTGTCCATCTGAATATCTAATAACTTGAGAACCTTTGGTAATTTCCTTATATCCATCAAAGAATACTTTTGATGTTTGGTCAATAGCGTTACCTACGTGTCCAAATCGTGCCCCTGAATTTGGTTGTGAATCAATTAACCTTTGAGTATCATCTAATATTGAACCTGGTTTAAAGTCATAATTAATTGACTCTGTTGCCGTCAATTGATTCGCAATTGATGGAAATGCTGGGTCTTGGTCAGCATAATCACCACCAGGTTTTTGATATCTACCAGCATTTGGTGCCCATTTACCACTAATCCATGTAAATCCACCGACAATACTACCATCATCATCAAATGGTCTTCCCGCTAAACCAAATTTAAAGTCTTTATCAACACCTTCATATTCTTTTCCTAAAATATCAGGACCATAAACAGGCGCGTTAACCTGACCACCAAAACTGTCAATTGGTACTTGACCGGGTGGTGATGTTATATATCCCGGTTCTCTTTGTGGACTACCAACATAATACGTTCCTTCACTTGCATTGTTAGCAAATGCTCCCGTAATGGCTTGACCTAAAGCAGATAAAACACCAGTACCACCTGTATTATATTGTGGACGGTATCTATTTGTATCTAAATTTTGAGTTAACTGACCTCTTTGTCCTGAACCAGTATAGTCCAAAAATACTTGTGATGGTGAAGTTGGTCTTGAACCAAACAAACCAAATAAACCACCACGTTTTCCGTTACCAGCCGCCAAGGCCGCTGAACTTGCAGTACCAAAATCTCTTGCTTGATAATAACTACCCGGAATTGGTGAGAATGGAAATTGTACACCAGTAATTCTTTGGACAATATCCATACCTTGTGATAATAAATTACCACCTGAAGTGATTGTCCAATCAGAAACAATTATAGGTCTTTTTCCCGCAATAACTTGTGATAAGTTAAATGGGTCAGAAAGACCTGATAAAATATTAACTCTACCTATTGTAGCGGCTCTTACATTTTGGTCAACCCTATATTGAAAAGATTGTTTTGCGGCTTTAACACCTAATTTAGCCAATTCTGAATCATCACTAGCAGGACCATTATCACCTAATGGGTCTGGTTGTAATAAAACTGAAAATGGTGAATAAGATGATGGTCTAAAACTTGGTGGGTCCCAATATGTCGCATTTTTTTGTACTTTAACAATATCACCCATATCATAATAGGTGTATTGGTTTCCTGGTGAGTACACATTTTTAATGTACTGTCTCTTTTGGAATGACTCGGAATATTTTTGTAATGCGTCGGTATATGGTGGTGTAGCACCATATGGACCTTGATTTGAAGTTATTTGTTGGGTATTAATTAAACCATTAATATCTTTGTTGTATCCACCTAATGGACCAAATACGTTATTAACATATAGTTTGTCGGCAAATGGGTCAGAATCAATTAATGCGTCAGGGGAGTCAATAACAGCATAATCACTTTGAATGAATTCACCTGAAGCAGGCGAAGAAGTTGAAGTGTAAACACCAGGTTTGTTATATGGAGTTAAGTTTCTTGTTAGTAACTTGTCTCTTAATAATTTTGTCGCACTAAAACTTAATTGACTTGGCATTTTTATTGTTTCTTCTATAAATAGAAGCTCATTTATTTTTTATTAAATCTTATTTGGAACTGTTCCGTAATTTGTATTCATTTTAGATTCAGAAATGATTCTTTCAAGTTCTTTTCTAAAACTTTCGTTTTTAAATATTTCAGTAATTTGTGCGTCGGTTAAAGATTGTGTATTCCCATTTGGTGTTGTTACTTTAATATCTATGGTACCTTTATGTTCCAAAGGATTAAACTCAATCTTTTGATTGTTTTGTGTAATATTTCCAGTTTCAATTGATGGTTTTTTAGTCACATCAGTTCCTGATAAGAATGATTTTGCTTTATCCGCTAAAGTACTTAATCCTGTTACGGCAGCACCCGCAGCTTCAGCAATTTTATTTCCTGATGAAATGTATGGTTTAGATGCTTCAGTATCAAAATTACTAAACGCTTTGGTAATATTCTTTAAACCTTCCCCCATGTCCATTCCCGCAGTTTTAAATACATTCGCAACTTCTTCTAAACCACCTTTTCCTGAAATTAAATCAGTTAAACCTTTACCTGTTTTTTCATAAAGTTGGTCAATACCCGCAATACCACCACGTGTATTACCAACAGCTCTTTGTGCCGTTGATTGTCCTGCGGCTAAAGCACCTCTTAATACTTCTCTCAAATCCTGTGGAGCTCTTGACCCAGCGACAGGTGCTGCAAGACTATCTCTAATCTGTTCTTGTACCGCAGTTGAATATTGTGCTTCAGTAAGTTGACTCTTAGCTAAATCTTCTAATGTTACAGGTTTTTGTGATTCTTTTAACTCATCAATATCTTTACTATTAATTTCAGTAACAAGTTTTTCATCTCTACCAATCTTAACCGTAAATCCACCTTTTTGTTTGTTGTATTGTGCCACATTGGCAACAAATTGTTTTGTCTCTTCATCAACACCAGCAATTTTTAAATCTTTAGATATCAAATTTAATTTTTGAGTCCCTTCAGACATTTTAATCAAATCATTGTAAGCAATACCTGTGGCTTTTTCAATTTCTCTCAAATCACGTTTAGCATTTGGAAAAACTTTAAACTCTTTTGTCTTCTCATCAAAATATGTAAACTTTTGAGTCATTTTTACAACTTGATTTTGAAGTTCTTCAGTATCTTCAGACGCCAAATACATTAATCTAAATGGGTCGGCTAGGTCACCAGCAGCAACACCCATTCTTTGGAACGCCGCCACGGTATCAATAGCGCCTTCGGGGTCAAATACTTTTTCAGCAAAACTAAATATTGAATTCATATCAATACGTAATCCCGCAGCTTGTGCTGCCATCTTAGCTAATCCCGCAACACCATTTTCAAAACCATATTTATTAATTGAGTCTAAGTTATTACTAACCAACTTAAACACCGCACCCGTATTAACACCAACTTGTCGTGCTAAATTAACGGTTGTTTGAATATTGTCTTTAATGTTTCCTGTTTGAATTCCGACATCTTGGAATGATTTAACCATTTCACCAACACCAGACGAAGATACACCAACCGCTTGTCCCGCAGCATATAAATCAGTTACGGTTTCACCTAATGTAATAACATTTGTTTGAAGTGATTCCGCAATACTTTGTTGTATGTTCGCAACATCCCTAAAATCACCACCCAAACCAACAACTCCCGGAGTTGCAATTGCAATCTCTTCCCTCAGTCCTTTAATTGCCGATTGGGTTTGTCCAAAAGTTCCTGAAATTGTTGCAGTAAATTGAGCATATTGGTCTTCTAACTCAACGGTTCTTTTTTGCCAACCATCATAAGCATTATCAACAATACTACTTAATTTTTTTACAACGTCCCCAACAGAATTAATACTATTAGATATTCCTGACGTATTTGGTGCGTTTGGATTTGGTGGAGCTGGTTGTAACATATGTTAATAAATAGAATAATTAGGTATTTTTTATTCCCTCAATTATTTTATCTATCAAATACCTACGAGCATATGTAGGCATTTTCATAAAATCACTCCAAGATGTGTGTAAATTTTTTGCTAAAACAAAATATTCGTCTAACTGATAGGAAGCGTAATCAGAAGAAAACGCGAAAAAACTCAACCCCAAAGGCGATTTCTACATCTACCTTGTTTCCTGACGGGGCTATAATTGTTCTTCTTAAATCCAATCGTGGTTCGTTTTCATCAATAAAATTTCTGATAAATTTTGAATCCATTATGGGTAATCCTTCTACAAATCTATTAATAGTACCTTGTTCACTATCACCTTCAACACTAATAATTTGTTTTTGAAGTTTCCAAGTTACTTTTGGTGCAACTCTTCCCGCAGGATATTGGTCAGCCAATTTGTTAATCTCACCAATTTCTTTAAAAGTTAAAGGTTTTACTTTAACAGTTGCACCTGATTTTGGTAATTTGATTGTAAAACTACCATCTTCGTTTGGTTCTTGGGACGGTTTTCTAAAATCCAACTCGTCCAACATAATTTCAGTTGAAAACCTTTTTCCTGTCTCGGGGTCATTACTTGAAATTTTATATTCGGGACCAAATGATGTGTTTCTTAAAAATATTAAAATGGCTTCAATATCACCATTTAACATTTCATCGGGTCTCAAATCAGGTTCATATAACTTTGAACGTACCAATGTCATAACCAAATCATCGGGGTTAACCGACATAATTGTATTCTCATCGGCAGCCGTTAAATAACCTACCTTGACAGATTTTTTCTTTGATTTATAAAACTTACCTTCAGAAGGTAGTTTTACCACATCGTGTGGTAAGTTAAAATCTTGTTGACCATATTTTAATACATTTTCGTCCATAAAAAAAAACACAGGGATTAGACCCTGTGTTAAATATACCGTATTAAATTAATTTATCAATATAAAAGTAAATACAAAATTAGTAAACCAAAATACAACGGTCCATTTGCATGGTAACGTCCAATCCTGCTAATTTGTCATCACTATATGATACGTTATCCCAAGCGGATTTTGTAATCATACATCCCTCAAGAATCCATTTTTCTACAACAACACCTGTTGGGTCTAACATCTCAAGGTCAACATTCTTTTTATAACCCGCAGCATATCCCATACGACCTGTAACTGATTCAGCGTGTAAACGAACCCACTCCATAAGAGCTTGTGTTGCTGATGGACCAATCGGGTCACGGAATTTAACTGAGATTGGATTCCATTTGAATCTACCCGCCACAAATGTAGAAGTGTTCAAAAATTGTATCTCAACAGGGTTAATATCAATACTTGGTCTTCCTGATGATTCTACGAACCATTCATTAATACCTAAACTTGTGTCAAACCTTAGTATAAATCGGTTCGCTCTTTTTGGTTCGTAAGGAACCGGCATTTTCATTAATAAATCAGCCATGGTATATTCTTTTTAGTTTTTTGTTTTAGTTTATTTATCTATAAATACATGTTGTTTGAAAATTTTTGTATTTACTTTAATTTTTTAAAAATTATCATCGTTTAGTATCTAGTTTTAGCTCCTTTACCAGTATAGTAATTCTTTAACATAGGTTCATCTTCAAAACTCTTCTTCATTACTTCTACATTCTTTAAATCATCATCTGAAAAACCAATACTAGGAACAAAATTATTTTTCACATCATTTTTAAGGTATAATTTTTTACCTAAATTTTTGGCTTGAGATTTTACATAAGAAATAAATTCCCTCATTGCGTCCACTTTTAATTGTTCGGGGTTTCCCGCACCTGTTGCGTCAAGAAAACTAACAGGATAATATTTGTTCATGTCAAGATAGTCTTTAATTAATTCCATATCTGACTTGTCCTCCATATCTGAAATGTCTCTGTATTTTCTAAGATTCTTTAATAATAAATCTTTATTTATACCCTGATGGTCGGACACTATTAAATTATAAATCGCGTCTTTGATAGTGTCGGGGTTATGACCACGAGCTGTGATAATTGAAAAAATTGACCCGTTATTAATTGCTTCCACAAAATCAGACCAAGCGGGACCTGTTTTTGCTTTCATAGCATCAATCTTAAATTGTTTGTCACCACCTTCTCTGAAATTTCTATAAGGTTGGTCTGCATATCCAACGATTTTGTGTCCATTATAATCAAATTCTTCTTTACCTATTTGATGTCTATGTTCAGCAAAATCTTCGGTGGACATTGGTACTTCATTATCATTATCATCTCTTAAGATAATTTTTGTTGGCATGTACATTAAGTTATCATCCCAATCAAACGCATAATACTTTAAATCTGGCGTACCAGCGTCATCAAAACCTTCACGTAATGATGACACTGGATTATTTTTTTTGTTTTTCAACATAAATTATTAGATATTTTCAAACGAAGCTCCTGTTGGAGTGATTAAGAATTCAATATCAATGAATTCCAACGCTTTTGTTGGTTTCAAGTAAATTTTACCTGTCATAGTATTTCTATCTAAATCTTCAGGTGAATTACTTACAGTAACACGGAAGTCATATAAACCTCTGTCTCTTCTGATAGCGTCCAAGATAGGGTTAACTGAATCCAAGAAATCTTGTCTTACTTTAGCATCGTTTTGTTCAAACAACAATCTTACCGCCACCGCTGAAATTAATTTACGAGCTTGTAATAACAATCTTCTTACGTTAATTCTATTAAGTGCTGTGTCAGCAATTTGTAATGTTTTATTACCCCAAATTACAGTTCCAACATCAGAGAATGTTGCGATAGGATTGATTCTACCTTGATACAAAGTATCTCTATCTTCTTGTGTAAGTTTCTTACGAGCTTTAATTGCGTTTACCAAACCTCTTGTGTAACCCGCAGTTGCGAACCAAGGGAATGATACGTTATCAGTTAATGCTAAGTTTCTACAAACTTCATTTGTTGGTGGTAAGTAGATTTGTGTATTATTAACAGTATCTCTAACCAAAATCCAAGGGTAGTAAGTTGCTGTGTAGTTAGAATCTATATTAGTGTTCGCTAAATTATCAACCGCTTCTGTTGGATAGATAAAGTTATCTGTATTTGTTGGGATATATACGTTACAATCAGGTGTAGTACAAATGTAGATTGAATCCGCTCTATTAAATGTTACCATAGATATTGAATCCTCAACTAAATTTGAGTTATTTACATAATCAATTCCTGGTGTTGCGAATACATTTATGTTAACCGCTTCAGGGTTTGAGAATGTGTTTATACCTAACAAGTAAGCGTAATAATCAGTGTTTGCAAAATCTGTAAAGTCACCGATAGTGATTGGTTTAAATGCTCCCCAACCTGATGCATTTGGGTATCTTGTTGTAGCACATGCTCCTTTTTGATAACCAGTACCACCTAAGATAAACGAGTCACCATTTGTTCTATATTCACGATAGATATCCCAACCATCAAAACCATTTTGAACCAAGTAAGAGAATTTTCTTGCTTGAATTTGGTAGTAAGGGTTTGCTGAAGTTTCAGGGTCAGATTGGAAAGACGCATCACCACAATCAAATGCTGTTTGTCCTGATTGAGGACCATAAGCGATTGTTACAACAGTTGCTCCTGAATCCATGTGGAAACCTTTTGTGATATAACCCCAAGGTTCACCAATATTTGCTTCATCACAATAGTTAGTTGATGCTTGTCTTCCTTTGTATTCAAAGAACGCTGGGTCATAACCAATTTGTGAAGATATTCCCAAATATGCTGTTCTTACTCTATCACCCGGACTAATAACAGGATTATCAACACCTGCAGTAGTTCCAAATGGTGGGTTGTAAATTACTTCACCAGGGAAATTATATTGTGTTTTATAAATTGGGAATGGTGGTGTTGCTGAACCGTACTGTCTAATAACATAACCTTCAAATCCACAAGGAACTGACTCTATGTTAGCATCTAAATTCATTTCCAACATAATGTATTTTGAATTCAAAGCGTATTCACCATCACTTGTACCAATCTTAACAGCCACGTAACTGTTAGAACCTGGGTCCATAGTACAGTTTGTGAATTTTTCTAAGATTACAGGGTTTGTGTCAGTATCGTAAAAACTACGAACCGCTAAATCAAAACTTAAATTAGCGAATGAAATATTAGATATTGAAATTTTAATTTGTGTGTTTGCACTATCACCATCAGCTACCGAATAAATCTTAAATAACTTATCAACTGTACTACCGAATAATTGAGAAACTGCCCAAGGTGATTCAGGTGATTGATATCTTTGAAGATAGTTTGCAATAGTTCCTGTTGAATTCGTATATCTAACACCAGGAAGTGCAACAAACTGAGAATTAAGACCTCTAATGTATCCCTTATTATAGGCATAATTTAACAAATTAGGAAAAGTTTCCTCAACAAATAATGGAACTTCAGCTCTAGGTTTACCAAAGTTAGATAAACCAAATACTTTAGTAATGTAATTTGCGGATGTTGTACTTAAAGATGCTGCGAATGAAAACGCATCTCCCG